TTCCTTGTTTATGGCATCATAAATGATGGCCAAGACCCTAACTGGGGTACTATAACGGATAGTCAAACACCGAGTTGGACTGCTGTCACCGACAGTCAAACTCCTAATTGGGAAGAGGTAGCTTAAATGGCAACTTACGTTAACGATTTACGGCTCAAAGAGATTGCCACTGGCGATGAGGCAGGTACATGGGGCACCAGTACGAATACTAACCTCGAATTAATTGCAGAGGCATTTAGTTTTGGCACGGAAGCTATTACGACTAATGCTGATACTCATACTACTACTATTGCCGATGGCTCTACTGATCCCGGCAGGAGTATGTTTCTCAAATATACTGGCACTCTTGATAGCACTTGCACCATCACTATAGGGCCAAACACGGTCAGTAAGCTGTGGTTCATCGAGAACGCAACCAGCGGCTCACAGAGCATTATTATCAAGCAAGGCAGCGGCGCGACTGTCACCATACTGAATGGTCAGACCAAAGCGATTTACAGCGATGGTGCTGGCTCTGGTGGCGCGATGGTCGATGCTTTCCAAGACCTGTCTGTGCCTGATCTGTTCGTTGACGATGACCTGACGTTTACCTCTGACGGTGCAGTCATCACTTTTGGTGCGGATGGCGATACGACTCTGACGCATACAGACGGTTCTGGCCTAACGCTTAATAGCACCAACAAGATTATGTTCAACGATGCGAGCCAGTTCATACAAGGCTCAAGCGCCACGGTCTTGTCGCTCGGTGCGACGGATGAGATTGATCTCACGGCGACCGCGCTCGACTTCAACGGCACTGTTGCTATTTCTGGTGATACGACAATAGAGGATGGCGCGGATCTTATCACCGCATCCGCTGGCACATCCAACGTCCGTATAGGTGTCAACGCAGGTAACAGCATTACCTCTGGCGGCAACTACAACGTGGTTGTGGGTGATGAAGCGGGTACGTCTTTGACTACGGGTGACGGTAATGTTGCCATTGGTTATGCGGCTTTACAGACAGAAGACGCACATGGACTTAATGTTGCTATTGGTAATGCCGCCTTATTAAATTTGAACGCAGGAGACAATGCTTACAACGTGGCTGTAGGCGCAAGTGCAGGAACCGCAGTAACCACGGGAGTTAATAACACCATTGTCGGAGGTCTTGCAGGGGACGCTCTTACTACTGGAAGTAGAAACGTAGTTGCTGGGCAGGGAGCGTTGAGTGCCGATACGCTTGGTAGCGAATCAGTTGCTTTAGGGTGGGGTGCATTAGCTGCACAAAACTTCACTACCGCGACGAATGCTCTCAATGTGGCAGTTGGGGCCGTTGCTGGCCTTTCAATTACCACGGGAATTCAGAATACCTTAGTGGGAGCGTTAGCAGGCGATGCAATCACGGATGCCGATTTTAATGTGGCATTGGGATATTCCTCTTTAAGCACTAACCAGCTTGGAAGTCGTTCAGTAGCGGTTGGCTACAATGCTCTCCTTACACAAAACCCAGCTACTGCTACGGATATGTACAACGTGGCGGTAGGGCATAACGCAGGAAGAAATGTCACCACTGGAACTTTTAACACTATCTTGGGTGGTACGGCAGCAGATGCGATTACAGCAGGGACAAGAAATGTCGCCATCGGTTACGGCGCTCTGACATCTGACACGTTAGGTTCAAAATCAATCGCCATTGGTGTGGGCGCTTTAGATACCCAAAACTACACTACAGCTACCGACAGCTTAAATACAGCCGTTGGACACGGTGTAGGTTCGTCGATAACTACGGGAATTCAAAACACTCTCATCGGTGCGTTAGCTGGTGACGCACTCACAGATGCGGATTTTAACGTGGCTTTAGGAGCATTTGCTTTAACCTCAGACACGCTCGGATCTCAGAGCACTGCACTCGGATTCGGGACGTTGCAGAGCCAAAACTTCACAACAGCTACAACTACTTACAACACAGCAGTTGGGGTGAATGCAGGGGCGTCAGTCACCACGGGAACCCAGAACACTATTATCGGCGGTCTTGCTGGTGATGCTCTGACAGCTAGCGATTTCAACGTAGCCGTAGGTTATGGAGCTTTGAGTTCGGACACTTTAGGTGCTAGGAATGTTGCAATTGGTCAAGAGGCATTAGGCTCTCAAAACTTTACTACAGCAACAACTGTTTATAACACCGCAGTGGGGATGCAAGCAGGGCGATTAATCACTACGGCTGAACAAACAACTCTTGTTGGCGGTCTTGCTGGTGATGAACTAACGACTGGTGGAAGTAATGTTGCCGTCGGCTATGCAGCTCTTTCTACAGCTCAGATAAACACCGCAAATACAGCAGTTGGTGCTTTAGCTTTACTCAACGCGATTAACACGGGAATCACCTCGACCTTCAATACCGCAGTAGGATACGCCGCAGGAGACAGCTTAGCTAACGGGGTAAACAACACGCTTGTTGGGGCACTAGCGGGGGATGCCCTACAATCCGGAGACTCAAACTGTTTCTTTGGTAAAGACGCTGGCGACAGCACTACAAGCGGCGATAAAAACATTTGCATTGGGCAGAATGCTAACAACGCATCAGCGTCTGGCAGCAATGCAATTGTAATCGGTCACGATATAACTGGAGCAAGCAACGATTTTAGTTTCGGTAAAGCATCAAACATCGTAAGTAACGATTTTGACACCGACGCTAACTGGTCGCGCTCCTCTGACCAAAGACTCAAAAAGAACATAGCTGATTCAACGCTAGGCTTGTCCTTCATAAACGCTCTACGCCCTGTTAAATATAATTGGAAACCTAGCCATGAGCTTGATTCTTCAGATGCTCAACTAGCGCACCGTTACAAAGAAAACCCTGAAGACAATGAAATGAACACAGAAGCGACGATGTATAACTTCATCGCGCAAGAAGTGAAGGCTGCGTTGGATGCAGCAGGTGTTTCAGATTTCAGCGGCTGGAGCGAAGATCAGTGGGGTGTTCAACAAGTATCGCGTGAAATGTTCATCATGCCGCTAGTCAAAGCAGTTCAAGAACTAACGGCTCGTATTGAAGCCCTTGAATCATAAGGAGGACGAAATGTCTGAAGTAAGAACCGACGAAGAAAAAGCCAAGATGTATCAAGCGATGCTCGATGGCGCGAATGTCATCACCAGTGTGCTGGACAGCAGCAATGAATATGGCAATGACCTGACCAACACTGAAAAGCAGGCAAAAGTTTTGCGTAGCTCTGGCTATCTTGAATACGGCAAGGCGCTTGGCGATTGGGGATCAGAAGACTTCTCTGCCATTGACTCTGCCGTTACCGCAGCCAAAGCATATACACCATAAGGAAAAATAGACCGTGCAAATTAGCCTAGAAGAAAACGAGATCAATGCAATCCTAGCGATACTGGGCGATATGCCAAGTAAGTCAGGCACTTGGCCTTTGATGATGAAGATTAAAGTGCAAGCTGACGCGCAACTCGTTGAGCCAGAAGAAGACGAAGGCGACGAAGAAGAGACTGAAGAAGTCGTAAATGGCTGAGATTCAGTTTCAGATGCACCCGCTGCCGTCAGTGTTCCTGATGGAGTTGGACATTCCGACAGAGTTCGTTGAATCGTGTAATGACTACCTCGATGAGTTAGTCACACAAAACGATAAGGTCAGCGCGGCGCATACGTTGGTGGGCCAGATCAAGACAGGCGAGCAGCTTGTAATGGATCACGAAGATTCTAGGCTGGCACCGTTTTCTAGGTTCTTGTGCGAGATGGGCGTGACGTATATTAACCAGTTCATGGCCCAATCTGGTCAGGTGCTGGACGGGAACAGAAACGTCGAGATGGATGAGCTATGGTCAGTCCACAGTTATGAGGGTGATTACAACCCGATACATGACCACGGCACGAAAACGGTGATGGGTATTAGCTGTACGACATGGACGAAGGTGCCGCCACAGATAGTGCAGGGGCCAAGGCCGGGATCGCAAGAATACGGGCTATACAATGCCTCTGGCGAAAGCGATGGTTGTCTCTGCTTCAACTACGGGCAAAGCAGCACATGGGATAGAGAACGGCTCAAGCCTACGCAGAATGTCGTAGTGAGGCCACAAGTAGGTAGGCTATATATGTTTCCTAGTTGGATGCAGCACATGGTCTACCCTTTTCAGGGCGAAGGTGAGCGAAGGACGGTAGCTGCCAATATAAATTGCTTTCCTGTGCAGAATGAAGGAGCGGTAAATGACACCCACTGAGAAGGCAATAGCCCAGATTGAAGCGCATGAGCGTGAGTGTGCGGTACGTTACGAGGCTATCGAAAAGCGCCTCGCTTCTGGCAGCAAACGATTTGATCGTCTCGAAATGATGATTTGGGGGGTCTACGTCACAGTCGTTGTAGCTGTAGCTTTACCGCAATTTATTTGAGGTAAGTCCTATGGTGATCGAATCTGTCGCAGCGGCTGGGATGCTGCTGAACCAAATTAACCAAGTAATTCAGCAGGTTAACGAGACAGGTTCGGGCGTGCAGCAGGCGATGGGACTGATCTCCGACTTTGGAGAAGCCCTTAACACGTTTGAAGTAGACCGTAAAAACTCTACGTTCAAGGCTCTTAGCCAAAATGACATCCTCAAGATACAGATGCTTCGTAGGCAGTATGAGAGACATTGGCAAAGCGTAAATGACTTGCTTTTGGTTGCTGATCCTAAGCTCTTAGAAGATTTCAAAAGGGCCAAAAAAGAACAGGAAGAAGCGCGGCAGAGGCACTTAGCGATGTTAGCTCGAAAGAAAAAAGCGCGTGCTCTCCTCATTAGCCAACTTTTAGTCGGAGGAACCACGCTCCTCCTTGGTGGAGCAATAGCGGTTGGGGCCATAGTGTTAATCATTAAGATATTCGGATGATAATGGCGTTCCTGCTAGTTATGCTGGTCGAAGGCGAACAAGTCGCGGGCCAGTTTCACTTCCGCAACATCCACAGGTGCAATCAATTTGCTTACTGGCTGGAACAAGGCACGGTCAAACCTGTAGAGCGCAGGCGGTTGAACAATCAGCAAAACATTACAGCCTACTGTATCCCTGTTAAAGTCAGGCCAAACATACAATTCTATGACTGATATGGCAGCAAAGAGACTAGAAGACGGTAGTGAGTACGCCGAATACGATGCGGATGGCGATGGCATTGTCACTGATGAAGAGTTGCAAACAAGCAGAGAGTTGCAGGAGCTACGCTTGCGGCATGAACGAGCAGATGCTCAACGTGCTATGAGTTGGTTTGCGCTATGGGGCATGTTGCTATACCCAAGCCTTGTGGTTGTCAGTGAGTTCTTTGGGATGAATCAAGCTGCATCTATTTTGGGCGATATGGCTGCGGTCTACTTTGTATCCGTTGCAGGTATCTTAGCTGCGTTCTTTGGGGCACAAGCATGGTCGAATAGGAAATAAATTATGAGTATTGTTGCATCACTCGTTGGGCCAGTCACAGGACTGCTGGACAAGTTCATAGAAGATAAGGATCAGAAGAATGTGTTGGCACATGAGATTGCCACCATGTCAGAGCGTCACGCTCAAGAGGCTCTCAAAGGCCAACTAGAAATCAACAAGATGGAAGCTGCACACAAGAGTTTGTTTGTAGCTGGGTGGCGACCTGCCATCGGTTGGATTTGTGCAGTAGGGCTGTTGTACAACACCATCATCGCTAATGTCCTTGGTATCTGGATGGATGTGCCAGAGGTAGATACAACACTTCTTGTGCCCGTTATGATGGGGATGTTGGGTCTCGGCGCTATGAGAAGCTACGAGAAGGTCAATCAGGTAGCGCGGGAGAAGTAATGACTCAGCTAATAGACATGCTGAAGCTACACGAAGGTGTACGATCTAAGGTATATGTGTGTAGTGCAGGCTACGAAACGATAGGTGTGGGTAGGAACATCTCAGAGTCTGGCCTTGGGTTGTCTGACGATGAAATTGACTACTTATTAGCCAACGACGTTGCTCGTGTGAAGGGCGAGTTAGCAGACACTTACTTCTGGTTCGGTGCTTTGAACGAAGCGCGTCAGGATGCAATGATTGATATGTGTTTCAACCTCGGTCTGACCAGATTGCGCGGCTTTGTGAAGGCACTGGAGGCTATGTCGCGTGAACAGTTTGACATAGCTGCTGATGAGTTTATGGATAGCAAATGGGCAACTCAGGTGGGTGATCGCGCAATTCGTGTAACGGAGATGATCCGCAGTGGTGAGTACATCTAATGCCTTTGCAGAAGTACATATTTAACCCTGGCATCAACAAAGAGGGCACAGACTACACCGCTGAAGGCGGATGGTTTGACGGTAATCTTGTTCGATTTCGCAAAGGTTTGCCTGAAAAGATAGGCGGTTGGGTTAAGTTTATTACTGCTTCTTTCAATGGCACAGGCAGAAAGCTGTTTGGGTGGACTTCTTTATCCGGCACCAAACTTTTAGGCTTGGGCACTCGCACTAAGCTCTACATACAATCAGGCGCAAATTACAACGACATCACCCCTATACGCTCTACTACATCTGCAGGCGATGTGACGTTTGGTGCAACTGATGGGTCAAGCTCAATCAACGTGACTGACACTGCTCATGGTGCAGCCAAAGGCGACTTCGTAACTTTTTCTGGCGCTGCTTCACTTGGCGGGAATGTCGTTGCTGCCGTGTTAAATCAAGAGTATGAGATCGATTCGATTACCAGCACTAGCGTGTATGTCATTACAGCCAAAGACACCTCTGGCGCAACGGTAACGGCTAACAGCAGCGACAGTGGCAATGGCGGTAGCTCAACAGTAGGCGCATATCAAATCAATGTCGGCCTTGATGTATTTGTTGCTGGCACGGGTTGGGGCGCTGATGCATGGGGTGCAGGCACCTGGGGCTCATCAAGCGCGCTGAGTTCTTTGAATCAGCTACGCCTTTGGTCTTTAGATAGTTTTGGCGAAGACTTGATAGCAAATGTGCGGGCAGGTGGTATCTATTACTGGGATACCAGCGCAAAGACGCTTGGTACAGATAGGGCTGTCAACATCTCAGCTTTGTCGGGGGCTAACTTCACCCCCACCGCCGCCTTGCAAGTACTGGTATCCGATGTAGATAGGCACGTTATTGCGCTTGGCGCAGACCCAATCAATGATTCTGCAACGGCAAGAACCGGGTCAATAGACCCTTTGTTGATTGCTTTCTCTGACCAAGAGAATCCTGCTGAGTGGTTCCCAACAGCCACAAACACAGCGGGCTCTCTTCGTTGTTCTGCAGGATCACAGATTGTTGGTGGCTTGCGAGCACGGCAAGAGACACTTGTATGGACTGATGTTGCGCTCTATAGCTTGCAGTTTATCGGCGCGCCTCTCACCTTTGGTCTGAATCTAATCAACGAGGGCGTCAGTCTTATTGGCCCAAATGCTCCGATTAACACGCCTGCTGGTGTGTTTTGGATGGATAAGAAAGGGTTTTATTCATACCAAGGCGCCGTGCAGTCTGTGCCGTGCAGCGTTAGGTCTTATGTGTTTGATGACTTCAACGAAGGCCAGGCGTTTCAGGTTTTTGCTTTCTTGAACAAACAGTTTGATGAGGTAGGTTGGTTCTACTGCTCTGGCACGAATACGGTAATTGACCGATATGTTACCTACAACTATGTCGAGCAAACATGGGCCATAGGCAACCTGTCTAGGACAGCATGGCTTGATGAAGGTCTTGAAAGCTTTCCTCGTGCAGCAGGAAGCGATGGTACTAGCAACTATGTTTACTCGCACGAGACTGGCTTTGATGATGATGGGTCACCTATGGATAACGTCTTCATTGAAAGCGCGGACTTTGACTTGGGTGATGGCGAAGAGTTTCAGTTTATTCGCAGGTGCATACCAGACGTTAAGTTCACAGGTGATAGCGGCTCTAGCCAGACGATGAACTTTGTCATCAAAGCGCGCAACTTCCCCGGCGACTCATTAGCTACTGACCAAACTACGGCATTTACCGGCAGCACCACCAAGATTGATGCACGAGCTCGTGGCAGGCAGGCGGTTGTACGCTTTGAGTCTGATGATGACGGAACAACAGATGTGAGGCTTGGCCTTGGGTTCAGGATTGGCGGCACTCGACTAGATGTGCAGCCAAACGGTAGACGATGAGCAAAGTATTACGGGGCCGTTTGCCTTTTATTCAAGGCAACCAAATGGTCGATGGCGGCACGTTCAATCGAACTGTGCGCTTATTAGAATTGAGTTTGGACTCTCTTGATCCAGACGCAACGCCTTTGTTTACCAG